GTTGTCTCCTGGTACAACTCCTGTCCCATAGAAATCGTTTGCGTAGATACGACTGGCACCCCTGTTCCCAAAGTCACGACCCCACTCGCGGTAGTCGCAGACGCAACGCATCTGATGACAACCCCAAATGAGACCACCCGATAATTGAGACCATAGGTCGCCAACAAACTTGACGGTCGATAAGTGACGAACGTCCCAACGGTAGCGATTCCACCGGCTACTGTGCCGGTCGCATAACCGAAAGGGACGGCCGCAGTGAATGTTACAAAACCATCTCCTGAGGCATTGACAGTGGGTGAGAAGTTACCACGGAATTGCTCGGTTAGAGTATTTCCCATAGTTCCATCTGGCCACTTACTTCCTTTCGAAGCAGGGCAGAAAGGATCCGTAATAGAACAGACCCCCCTGACGTGGTGTTGCTTAACGCCACCCCCATTCTTAGGAGCCTTAGCCTTCTTCTTAGGCACAGGCTTCATATCCTGGTTGTTAGCCAACACATTTGGTTTCACAGCTTTCGCACTCTTCTTAGACTTGTTTGCTTTCTTGCCTTTCGCCATTGTTCAAACTATCTACAATTAATTTTGACACTTAAATGTTCGTGTCACGGGATTATTAATATTCCCTCTCCGCCACATGGTTACACTAGGCGGATAAACGCGAGGATTACTCCTCGCGTCCCAGAACCTCGCGAACCAAACTGAGAATGCTCTCAAAGTCTGGTCGCGTTCTGACGTTATACGAAAAGTCGTCCCACAACTCGCAAGTCAACTCCTTATGTCTAAAGAGGGACAAAACAAGCTTAGTTATCGACTCAACGTAATGGTTGTCGCGCAAGATACGGTGGCTGCAAAAGCTCCACGCATCCGCGGGTCGAGCAGCAACGAACCGATCGGTGATAACGAACCCCGCTTCCAAGTACTCGGACGTGTAGTCTAAGTTCTTGAAAGTTTTATTGAGGCAGTCGTCTCCATTCGATTTCGCCGCAACCACTACTGGCCGGTTAGCCCTCATTGTCGCGACAATAGAACACAGTGCTGACCGCACATGCGTCCCTTGAAACGACGTTTTGAACTTCCCAGACAACATCCACACATGGTCTGTCCACAGCGCGCGCCCGTCCGAAAGGACTAGCACTTTAGATGCCACTGACAGATGGTGCTCAACCCACAGCAATCTCAACGTTGGACTCCACTCCGTTACGGGGAGGTCCTCAGGGAAGCCTCCCGTCTCCAGGTAGAACTCAATGTCTAGCGCAATGCGGTGGGCGACCTTCTTAAAGGCCCACTCCCACCCACGTACATCGGTGTTTTCCACGCTCGCGCCCTCTGGAACTCCAAAGAATTCCTCAGACACAGCACGAAATTCAGCCATGCACTCGACGTTCTTAAGCTTGATGCCCACGGTCGAGACTGAGTCCATCCAATGGTCCATGAACTTATTCGCTTTCTTCAAAGACGTTGCCTTTTCAATGGCATTATCCTCGGCTGAAAGCGAGTTCACTAACCTGGTTTCCTTCGTCCACTTCGTGGGTTCATCCTTGTTAAAGACGCGCACTGGGCTAACAAGGTCCATTTCAATCCTCTGAATTGCTTCCTCAACACCGTCCACCTGAATAGGATTCTTGAACAGTTCCAATCTCTTGGCCATTCTAGATTCCACTCTCTGGCGAAACCCGTTGGGGTCACTATCCAGTAGGTCCTTGTTTCGCTTATACTGATAACAATAGTCCACTCCTGGCGACGCATCTTTGTTGATAGACTCTACAATTTCCAACCACTTCTGGTCGGTCAGCGTTCCATCTTCATTGATCCCGTCGTTACGTTGCACAAATCTCCCGTACGCCCACCTACAATAGATGGCGCGAACGCACTCCCACCCCCTTTCGAACTTCCCTTGATCTCCACCCACACTATCTGCTCTTTCGAGGTAGAATAGTAGGCTCTTCAATTCTTGGTCTGCTCCGATTGGGGGGAAAGCTTTGTACCCCCTTGTGTTGAGGAGGTCGTCACGGGCACTTGAGAGTTGTCCACTAGTTTCCTTATGGCTGACTTGCTCAGAATGCCGCTCTCCAACCCAGCTTTCAAGGAGTTTAAGATCTCTTGTTGGCTGTTTGATGGCATGACGGGCGATTGCGTTGGCTCTACCGATCTGGAGGATTCTTCTTCCTTGCAGTTCGATTGAGCTGATTCTGGTAAAACCGGTGATATCGACGTCTTGGACGAAGTTCTCTCCGGTTCTCCCTGGGTACCCGCTGCTTGTATCAGCGCCGCGGGTTGGCGCTCCGAACCTTTTAAACTGCAAAGGACGGCGACAGCTAGGGAATCATCCGTTTGTTGGCGTTTCGGCACACTCTCATGCACCTTTACACCTCCTCTGGACTTGCCACCCTTCCTACGCGATATCCATCCGTGTTCTGACGTGTAGTTGAAGTTCTTAACAAACTCCTCCTTATTACGTTTAAACTCGTCGGCCGCGAGTGTGGCATCAACCTGCTTCCACTCATCCTCCAGCTCTTCATCAAAGTGTGAGACACCAGTACGTCTTTGCTCTGCACGAAACTCCCTCACATAGTTGGCTGCAAGAATTCGGTTACGATTCTGTTGATACTCATCTTCAGATCCATGCGATGAGCTGGAAACCGACACCACCGCCTCTCCTTGTCTATTGGAGGGGGGCGACATCAGCATAGCTACACCGTCTAGGGTCACGAAGGTATTCTCACCTGAAAAGTGTCCAAGATGCATGCCAACTTCAGCAAGAGAGCCATTCTTCATCTGGCATACGGCGCCACCTGAGTGTCCAGGGACACTTGAGTAGCCAGCCGCGTACAAGAAGTTGTGCGAAGTAGACTTCGGCATCCCCTCAGAAACAGTACCCTTCTCGTCACCTTCACGGCAAGCTAGAAGAAAAGTTCTTCGGGAACGCTCCAAATGGTTCATCTTAATCAACGAAGTTGCGGTCCTAGAAAAGAGGTTCACTCCCGCGTTGTAAACAACGAAGTCATGTTCCTCATCTCGGAAAACCACCTTGGTGGGGTCAATCGTGGTGGAACAAACATTTCTGTTTGCCCCCTTCACCTTGACTTCTCCATCGAGTAAACGATCGAAGACATGAAGCGGCATGAGGAGATTCTCCTTCGAATACCGCAACCCCATCCCAATGAAGTCGAAACTATCTGGCACCGCCGGGTTCTTGGCAAAGAACCTCACCGACGACGAGTTGTGACTGCCACCAGTAGCTCTAACAGTCGAGTTGATATTCAGTGCTTCATGCTGCACGCCCGCCATCACGGCGGAACTAGCAGCTTGGGCCTGAGGAACAAGAGCGTAGAGAACGGTATTAGACGATACAGCAGCAGACTCAGGGTCAATTTCCGTCGCTCTCAGGGTCTCCCCGATCGCACGAAATCTGGCCACAAGCCATTTCCACATCGTCTCACTATCACACCCAGTGGGCAAGGTATTGCGCACAAAATGGCACAACACCCAACCCAGAACTACGTCAGCAAGGTTTCTATTTCCAATCCATCCCTTAAGGACGGCAAACTTGGCGGCAATCTCGGGTTTCCCCAAGAGATGCGACAACTTTGCTACAGCCGTTGCAAGATGGATGAACGCGGACTTAACCTCGTTTACCACCTCACGCAACTGCGGCTCACTTGCAACAATATTCTTGATTGTCTCGTTAGCTTTATTGGCTTCCATTTTGCTTGATCTGTTGCAATTTGGAAGAACGTGTAAAAGTTATTGTAA